TAGCCATGTAGACGTAGTTTTGATTTGCATTTAAACCTTTAAAATCCCAACCAGTAGGGTTGATGTCTACAAAATCATAAGTGGCAAACGCACTAGAAAGATTTGGTTGTAAATAAGTCTCATCACCGCCATTGGGCGCACCATTCATAATGTCAACGATAAACCAATTTTCTGCAGCGTTTGTTGCTTTTGCCATAATAAATTGAGGCTCAAATCCTAAATTAATAGAGGCTGTACCGCTTCCGTTTGTGGTGACAGTACCCATCTTACATATCTGTTCGTCACCGTCTTCACCGAAGATTGCGTCTTCTCCAAATACATAAGCAACGTAAGTACCACCGCTTGCGTTTACCCAACCGTCATTAGATAAAGTAAAATGTGTACTCGTGGGTGCTGTGTTGTACCAATATCTTGAATTTGTAGTATTGCTGTCGTAAGGACTTTGTGCATCATTAGTGTTTAAAAATAAATAATTACCCGCACCTGTTGATTTATGGTAAACAACCCAGTAGGTAGAACCGTCAGTTCTCTTTAAGATAATCATGCTTGGTACGCTGCCAAGATTATGAGCAACTTGCCTACCATTTGATGCGTTTCCTGTGAAGGTAACTATGTCACAAAAACCTTCTGCTTTGCGGAATGTCCAAGCTACATGGGGGGCTGAATTAACATTTAAGTTAACACCAGAAAATGAGAATCCATTGGTATTAAAAGAACCTAGACCTATTGATGCAGCATTAGCTGCTGTAGTGTTACTTACTAGATGGTTTGATGTACCTCGCTCTGTATCAAATAGTATATTAGAGTATGTTGATGTTCTGTGCTTAAACCACACCAGTCCACCCTCATCAGCAAGATTAATACCATTGACGATAGGGCTAGTTCCATGATCGGCATCATAAACATAAGTAGAGAACACATCTTCCACAAACAGATTATCATCACCTGCTGCACCTGCTGCTGGGCCTAACCTAGTTAGTAATTTTGTCATGTTTTGGCATTCCCTAAATAAGCCCCACAAATTGTTCCGCTCTCAGGCGACCACAAAACTACAGTCTCTCTTGCATCTGAGGTAAACGTTGGAGCAACATTGCCCGCTGTAGAGATCCAAGTAATCGTAGGCCATGTAACCGTATAATATGCAGCATTTATCAACTGCAATATCACCGACTCACCTGCTGAAATACTTTGTGTGAAAGTTGGCGCGCTACTGAGAGTTTTATTTTGAATAGATCCATTATCAGGGTCTATAACTGTGCCAGTTAAAGTATAAACTTTATCTACTATATTTTTGTTTGTTATCGTTTGAGAAGCAGTAGTTCCCGCAACATCGGTCAAGGTGTTAGAAGCAAACGCAATAGTTTTGTTTGTAAGCGTGTCTGTTGATGAAGCAGTTATATAAGAACCAACATCTACTAAATAAGTTTTACTATTCCACGCAGTAGATCCATCACCAACTTTAATCTTACTGGTATCTGTTTCTATTCCTAATTCGCCTTGAGCAAGTGTTGGGTTTGCTGAAGTCCAATTAGACGCAGTGTCTCTTCGTATTTGTATTAGATCAGCCACTTGCTGTTCCTCCATTTATTGATTGTGCTGCAATGTATGTTGAATTTGCGAAACCGCCATCGGCATTTTTAATATTGTTAGTTGTTGTTGGTGCAACCTGTCCCCAAGTAGAGCCAGACCAGACAAACATTCCGTTACTGCTTGAGTTAAAATAAATCGCTCCAGTAATCAAAGCGTTTCCGTCATTGTCTACTGACGGTGCTGATGACTTAGCACCTAAGTATCTATCGTCAAATGAATCATAACTAGCAGCGGATGCTGCTGCGCTGCTTGCACTAGCAGTCGCACTTGTTGCTGCATTTCCCTCAGATGTCGAGGCTGCTGACGCGCTACTCGCACTAGCGGTTGCGCTTGTTGCTGCTGCTGTGGCCGACGTAGCTGCTGAGGTTGCACTTCCTAATATACCGTCAACATAGGCTTTTGTGGTTGAATCTGCCGAAGCAGTTGGCGTTGCAAGACCAGTTATCTTGTTGTTGCCCATTGCAATAGCACCAGACATTGTACCGCCTGATGTTGGAAGACCACCGCCAACTTGTGTGTCAACGTACGCTTTTGTGGTCAAATCTTGTGCAGCAGTTGGATCACCTGCCCCAGTAATCTTGTTAGTACCCATTGCTATCGCGCCAGTCATAGTACCACCCGCAAGAGGTAGCTTAGTTGCGATAGAGTTAGTTACTGTCGTATGGAAGGTTGCGTCATCATCTAGTGCTGCGGCAAGCTCGTTAAGCGTGTCTAATGCAGCAGGCGCACCATCAATAAGGTTTGTAATTAGCTGATCAGCATAAGCCTTGGTCACAGCGTCAGTCGCAGCAACGGGCGTACCAATATCTGTTAGTCGTGCAGTGTTAAAATCTACCGTACCTGTTAACGCAAGATTATGTAAATTGGTAGTGCCAGATGTTGCCGTAACATTTCCTGTCAAATTTCCCGTGACATTTCCTGTGACATTTCCTTGGACATTACCTGTGACGTTACCTGTCACTGCACCTGTGAGGTCACCTGCAAAGCCTGTAGTAGCCGTTACGGTAGTTCCTGTAATAGCTAAAGCAGAGCTACCACCTATAACCATACCATTGACTGTACCGCCTGTAAGGACGGCATTACTAGAGTTTAACGTACCGTTAGCGGTGAGTGTGCCTGTAACAGTTCCAGTAGCAGTAGTGATAGAGCTAGGATTAGTGCCTAGTTCTACAATCTGAGTAGAATTATTCTCTGTAAAGATTCGCTTGTCAGTTACGTTAACCGCTAACTCGCCTTTAACCAAGTCACTCGTACTTGGTACGGCTGATGCGGTAGAGCTATTCTTGGTTATTATGACTGTCATAATTTAATCCTATCGAGTCTTGAAGTACATCGTAATTTCAAAGCCTAGCCGTATCTGTTCGTAAGAAGGTTTAGTCCACATAATTATTACCTACCATTTAACTTTGTCTGCCCAATAAGCTGCTGATGTTTTCCCTTTAGCTATGTTTTTTGCGTGTCTAGCTTTAAATGATTTTTGTCTGGCTTTGTTCTTAGAAGTCTTAGGGTTGCTACCTGCTCCTGAAACGCCTTGTTGTCCAAATCTTATAGTTTTTACTGTGTTACCATCTTTAGCCAATACAACATGGCTTTTTGTAGGATGGTTAGGAGTACGTTTTGGCTTATTATACCCACTAACTCCAAGTCTGGTCATTTTAGGGTCTTTTTTACGCATAAAGAAAATAGGGAGACAACACCGAAATGTTGTCTCCCCCACTCCTATTTAGGCATTAACGTTCATAATAAAACCAGAATCAGGACGCATAGTCTTTACGCCATACAACTGGTCAGCAGTATATAGATTAGCAAGCCATTCTTGCTTATACTGTGTCTGCGAACGTACACCCATTTGCTCTGCTAACACGAACGTGTCTTTATGAAGTAGTAGAGCAGCTTTGATCTCTCCACCCGCTGCGTTATTAGCAGCAGTCTCAGAAACAGCACAATTAGTAGAAACGAATACGTCAATGCCGTATAAGTTACCAATTTTACCGTTCTGTACAGGCTGACCACTTACGAAGTCAGAGGAGACATAACGATCAACACCCATGATTGCATTACGCAATGAAGGTGGTATTACAAAGCAACGATTATCAAAAGGAACGTCTGCGTCGTCCATCTTTTGAATCAGGTCACGGAAACAAGCATCTGTAAATACGTCTGCTGTTGTTACTGTGTCATTCGCAAAAGCAGTCAAACCTGTTGATGCGTCACAGTAAAACGAAGCTGTGTTTACATAGTTACCTGTAGCATTACCTAATGTTGTTGCTAGTCCATGGAGGTCTGTATCGACCTGACGCGCTAGAGCATAACCTGCGTCCCCAGTGTAAAACTGGCGAAGACTTGAAAGAGCTTGTGTCTCAGTAATATCTTCGATAAGTCTTGAATACTCAAAATGCTTATCAATCAATACTGCTACGTTACCCTCTGTATTGCCTTGAATGCTCACCGCTGTGCCTGAAGCCTTGGCCGTCGCCGTACCACGGACGGGAGCGGGTACGTTTATTGTATCGCCTTTCTTGCCTTGCATACCCATTTTCTTAACTAGGTTAGCGAGGACAAGCGATTTCTCATATGCTGCACGTACTTCATCACTCCAAATTTCGGGAATAAAGGTTGCTGCTTTGGTGTTATTTACTACACCGCCTTGGGCGGGATATGTTGAACTAGCCATTATATTTCTTCCTTAATTATTTAATCATTTAACGCGACCCTCCTGATAAGCTAACATTATCTCGTCTGATAAAGCTGCGTACCTGTTAGGGTCAGTTTTCATTAGTTTAATAATGTCTGCACGCCTAAAGACTTTCTTACTTTTTGTTTCTGCTGTCCCTGCTGCTCCTCCAGTAGATGCGCTCTTTATAGAAGCACTCCTACTAGACTTCTCAGCGTTTACAGTTTGACCAATCAAAGACTGTCGATCTTTCCACAAACTGAATATCTCATCAGCAGCTTCGTAATCAAAGTTTCGATCAGCTTGTTGCAATAGTTTAGTTCTAAAAGAACTTTCTTGCACCCAGTCAACGAACTTAGAATCAGCTAGTATCTCAGCCATGTCAGGGTGTTTATCCTTGAGTATGGACTGAGCGCTGTTCTTCTTCATATCTACAGAAGCCTTTTGAGCTTCCTTTACAGCAGGGTGATTTTCTATTGCTTTCTGTATTGCCTTTTCAGGGTCAGTAAAGTAATCAACCTCTTCGTCTACAGTTTCTTCTTTCTTTGTGGATTGTGACAATACAAACTCATCAACAACCTTCCGTAGCTCTCCAACTTCTCCACTTTGACGACCAAGCATACGCTCGGCTTCTTGGTGCATTTGTACCAGATCAGCAGCGCTTTTATTGCGATACTTGTCTGGCAGTTGTTCTTCTTCACTAGCTTGTTCTGGTTCTTCAGAGGCTAGGTCAGACATATTGTCTACTTCTGGTGCTACTGCTTGTTCCTCTTGTCGTCCTGTTTCTTCATCTATCAGTGTAGCCATTATTAAACTCCGTGATTAAATCATTATGGAGATTGATGGTCATGTGAGGCTCTTACGAGTTCTCCTCACGGCGTTCGCGTTTAATTTGATAGTCTCTGTTTTTAGCCCATTTAGCCGTAGCATCTGGAAAATGACCAGATATAGGGTCTAAAGAACACTTTACAGCAGATACTATTCTAAACGCTGTTTTGTCGCATATTGAACACGTTGTTTGTCCTTCTTTCTCATCAATGTATTGCTCAGTGATGTGATTGTCGGAACAACGGAATTCGTAGATACGTCTAGGCATCTTGCGACTCCTTTCTAAGAGCATCTATAGCTTGATCTACTGTTATAGGTAGATTAAGTATAAGATTTGCTATATTTAGCTGCCCTTTCTTAAAATAGAGTTCATCGTTATCTTTAACTGCTTCGATGCCACCTATTCCAATTATTAGGTTAGAAATCTCTTTTTCTACGTTTTTCCAACCTTCTGTGAGCAACATATCTTGTATTTGCTCATAGTGTATTATATCATCTGTCAAAACTGTCATATTGTTTCTCCTCTTTAGGACAATAGTTGTTGACTTCTATCGACAAGTATGTTAATTGGCGCGACTATACCATAAAACTATGGAAAAGTCAAGTCTTTTTTGTACTTTCTTTCTTTACTGTTTTTACTGCTAATTTCTTTATAGTTTGTTCTAGTTCAGCTATCCGATTGTCTAAACGAGCATAAGATTCATTAATCTGTTCAACTACGCTCTCCAGTTCTTTGTGGCTGACCATTACCGTTCTCCTTGACTACCTCTAGTCCTAGTTTTTTCTCATCTAACGCTAAATTAGCTATTCTCATGCGTTTTTCAAAGTCTTTATCGTCTTCATTAGCCCTCTGAGACGCAGCTACAGCCTTAATACGGTCTGTTTCTAGCTCTACAGGCACTCCTCTAGCCTCTAAACCAATCTTCTGCGCTCTAGCGTTAGATTCGTTAGCCTGTGCCGATAGCGCTGCTGTCTGGCTGTTCTTAAAGGCTCTCTCTTCTTCTGCTAGTGCTTGCTGCATCTGTTGCTGTTCTGGATTAGGCTGTTGAGCTTCTACCATAGTCTGTATCAAGTCTTCACGGTTAGTGATGTTCATGTTATCAATAACAGACTGTAAGATTACAGGGTATACAGGGCTTTCTTGTGGCATTGTTTGTAGTAGCTGTACTAGCTGTGCTACTTCGTACTCACGAGCAATAATGCCTAGCGTACTGGTAGCTACAAACTTATAGTCGTTAACTGGGAACAACTCTGGTTCAAACTGCATATATCGCCACGCAGCTTTTTCAATAAAAGGCAGTAAGAACGCTTCTTGGAAGTTCACTAACGTTCGCTTCTGGCGTTTAATAATCCCACCTAAACTCATAGAGCTACCTGCTGACGTTGTACCACCGCCGTTCATAGCCTGTTGAGCTGTGTCTAAGCTGCCTGTAGCAGCCTGTACCATACGCTGTAGAGCTTCTGCTTGAGCAAAGGTTATTTGATTAACCTGTCCAAAGTTAAAAGGCTGTAACACTTCAGCAGGGTTTCCGTTAGTTAGAAGCAGCTTACCTGCCTTAATCTCTGGTTTAATGCCTCTAGGCATCCGTGTAGCGTCCATAGCAAGCATTGGGTGTACAGTTAGGGCTAGAGCATCAATTCTTGCTCTTAACTCAGCATCAAGCGCTTTTTGGCTGTTAAAGCCCTTCTCGCACACGCCCATGCCCCAGAAACGGCTAGGAACTACGTCCCACGGAAAAGCCACTACAGGACGGTCTTCCATCATGTACGGAGATGCTTCAGCTTTTAACAAATGACCACCGTTAGCTATAACGACAATAGCCTCAACGTAGTAGTCCTCTCTGCCTTCGTCATCCGTCTCACTGTCGAAGTTGACCATATCTTCGTCTTCTTCGTCAAAAGCGTTCTCAAGCATATGTCTAGGCACTAAACCATAGTATTTAGTCAGCCTAACTTTGTCCTCTGGCTGTTGACTTAACTCTTCATCAGGCTCTAAGTCTAAGTCTGAAGATGCTGTGCCGATGTAGCCTTTCTTGTATACACCTTCTTCTTGTAACTGCTCTACTAAATGTGAAGACACATACTCATCAATGGCTACACCTACAGCGCTTTCTATGTCTGTAGCTACAGGGTCTATAAGAAAGTTTTGTGGTTGTATAGGACGTAGCTTTACCACAGTACGATCACGGACGTTAACGCCTACAGCGGTCATAGCGCCTTCCATGACTGGTTCGGTTGCAGGAACCATCTCTTTTTTCTTTTCTAATACAATCTCACCAATACCTGTACCGTATACAGCAGCGTTAATGAGACATTCACCTACAGCTTTTCTTATTTTATTTTTAGCAAACTCTTGAGACAGAGCTTCACGCAAGAAGCGTACATCACTTTTATCTGTATCGCCTAGATCATCTTCAATATCAAAGAACTTACCACGACCAAACGTAGCCTCTTCAATGTCAGCTACGTTATTTTCTACCGCCTGTAAAAGAGCAGGGCTAACTATCTTGCTTCTTTCGCTTTCTCTTGTCTTATCTTCATCTGACCAAATACCACGCCACAGACGATAGTATTCATCAAACTTTCTATCGTAGTTGCTCTCAAAGAACTCACGCCAATCATCAACTTTATACATCACCCAATCTTCTAGGTTCTCTTCAAGCATCTTTACTGAGTCTTCAGTATAATCTTCCATATCAATATCCTGTATAAGAATCAAGAGATTCTGCGTAGTCGTCTATTTGATAGCCCCAGTCGTAAGCTACGTTAGCTAATTGGTCAATATACGCTAGTGAGTCCACGGTATCGTCATGCACTAAATGGTTAGGGAACTGAAACAATTCATCCATAAACTGTATGTTCCATTCTCCTTTGTTTAGCGTTATATGTCCGTTTTCAAACCTACCCTGTAAAGCCCACATAATCCTATCAGTCTTTTTCTTGTTTCCGTGGCTAAGTTCTTCAACTCTAAAGTATTTGTTATAGCGCCTCATTAAGTCAGTGATAGGAGACATTACTGCCTGTCTGCTAATACCTTTCTCAATACCTACTGCTATTGGTTGATGTTCTTTAACAGCGTCAAATATACGTGCTGCTGTCTCATCTAACGTCCATCTACCAATAATAATGTCTTTCACCCACCAACCGTTTTCACTAACCTTTACAACAGCTATAGAACTGTTATCTAAACGCTTGTTGCTTTTCTTACCAAGCTCTTCAAAACCTGCTAAGTCACAAGCTATGTAGTAATCACCTTCTGGCTCTTCTTCGTCAAACTTAACCCAGTCTTCTTTAAACATCTCAGAGCCTCTAGCTTCAAACGAAGCCATAAACTCTTGTCTAAAAGCATAACTAGACAATGTACGTTTAGCGCTGTCTATTTCTGTAGGATCTATTAGAGGGTTGTCATAGCTTGTAAAGTGCCACGCATTATAGTCCTCTAACTTACCTACTGACGCTTCTGAGTAAAGATCATAGAAATGATTCCTACCCATTGGCGTACCAATAAACAATGCCTGTCCTTTTAAGTCACTCAAAGCAGGACGTAATATCAACTCCCACACTTCAGGCTTAAAGTCAGCAAACTCGTCAAGCACAACATAGCTTAACGAAACACCACGCATTGTTTCAGGACGGTCACTTCCTTTTAACGATATGGAAGCACCATTCACCAATTTTAGAGTTAGGTTGTTAACATGGCTATGTGTAATAACGCCCTGACCTAACTCAAGCAGCATATCCCAAATAACGTCTCTAGCTTGGCCTTGCGTCGGCGCTACATAGAAGACTTTTCCATTCTTAGACGATAGCGCCTTAACTAACAACAATGAAGCTGCTAATCTGGTCTTACCAGTTCGTCTACCTGCTGCTACAACCTTAAACCTAGACTCATCCGTCCACACCTCTTGCTGCCACGGAAGCAGGTTTATTTCTAACTCTTGTGTTGCTGACACTTAGTACGTCCAAACCACTTGTGGCGCACTGCGTATATCTACGTGTATAAAGCCTCTAGCAACACCAATACCGTTAAAACCTAATGCAATAGCGTTACGAATAATTGTAGCTCTTTCAACGCCGTTACTAACACCTATATCTGCTGCTATACCCTGTGTATGTACACCACCTTTACTTTTCTTAGCTTCAGCAGGGTGTGTAATGTCTCTATAGCCACTGGTTATAACAAAAGGGAAGTCACACGCTTCTCTTAACGCATCTAACTTATTAATGAATTCAGGTTTTATTTCATTTTTACCTGTATGCTTACACGCAAATTCATTTAACTCAAAGTATTTAAACGTCATCTTCTAATTCACCGTCTATAGTTTCACCTATATTGATAGGATTGTCTGTTTCTAAACCATTAATTGTAATGCTTACAGCAGCTCTACCATTGCTTAACTTATCTTTTTCAAAATAAGACAACGGCATAATTCTATCAACAATTAGTTTCCACGCAGCAGATTGATTTTTGTGGTCATCGTCTAAAGCAGCGTTAAAGATTGAATCCATTACTTCTCGGCTCTTAGGACTAGCTAACATCCTAGCTTTATACTCTTCAATTGCTGAAGCATCACCTCTAGGACGACCTACTTTACCTCTATTGCCTTTTTTGTTAGACTCTATTTTTGCTTTAGGTGGACGACCTCTCTTTTTCTTTATTAAAGTCGTCATTTTAACCAATTCTCTATATCTTTAGTGAGCTGTAAACAGTAATAACAAAAAACTGTTACTACAGTAAATGTTAAACCAACTGCTATTTTAAACAGTAGCATTGTTTTATCCTCTTTAGGAACGTTAAAGTTATTTGATCCTTAGAACTGGGTAGTATTTATAGCATACTTTTGCTCAAATGTCAAGTCTTTTTGTTAACTATTTTACTGTTAACGACTATGCGGATTTATTGTTATTAAATTGTCTCCGCAGTCGCAATCATTTCCTCAATTAATACAGTTAGTTACGTTGTTATTGATTATATAATCTTTTTTGCTATTTTTGTTAATATTAACGATGCTAAATTCAACTATTTTGTGTTTGGTAGCCTACCGTTATAATTACTCCGACAGCGTTAACACCCCCGCCCTTCAAAGACAACCCCGCCTACTTATCCACAGGTTATCCACAGACTCAGAAGTTATCCACAGGTTATCCACAGCTTATCCACAGGCTAAATAGTTATCCACAATCTGCATAGTTGGCACAGTTCTTGCTTGTCAATATTGTCTGCAGAGTTGGCACGTTTATTGCTTGGGTTGACAAGTGTGTGTTTCTGTGCGCGTACCTAATTGGCATAATTATTGCATAGCACTTCACAGCCAACATTGGCACAGTTATTGCATATCGTCAAAACACCTAGCAACTATCGTGCCAAGTTTATACATAGGTGTCAGAGCTACACAGAGGCGCTGTATTGAGTTTTATTGATAGGCTATAAAAGTGCATAGGGTATCGTTAGAAAATCGCTTAGAAAGCCAAATTTAAAAGTACCACCAATAGAGCGCCTATTTAAGGCGTTATTGGAGTGCCTAATAAAATGTTAAATAAAATGCTAAATAAACTTTACATTTGGACGTTAAGTATATTAGGATGAAGTTGTGGTTGAGGTTAACCACTTACGCCAGACGTTCACACTGGAAGAGACATAAAAAAAAGGTGAGCTGATACGCAAGATCAAAACTTAGTATACACGTATCCATCTAGCCAGTAGGAAGCCACGGCAACCCCTACAGACGGCACGGTTATCAAGATGGACTGGGCAGAGAGAGGGCGTCTTATAGGCTCTTAAACGAGCTGTTAAAGCTACACGATTGCAACCGTGGTTGTATGAATCAGAGGTTTTAACAGAGAGGTCGTTTAAAGACACAGAGCCGTTAAAGAGTTTAGTTTATAGACGCCGAGAATGCCTTTTAGGTTGTCGTAAGGAATAAATAAACTTCGCAATTTATTGCAATCTCTTAACGGCTTAGTGTCTACCTATATAGCTATCTTATGATGGCTATATAAGTAGACATTTAACGGAGTTAAAAAAATGAAAATGAAAATACCACTCAGAAAATTAAGAAGAATTAAGCGCCACGTTATGACGTATGAAGAATGCGTTCACACAGGACTCAAACACCATAACGATGACGGCTTTTGTTCGGTTGTTGCTATGTCTGTAGCTTGTGAGATTGCTTTCAGCAGAGCGAGAGCTATCATGGCTAAGATGATCAATAGAAGGAACCGACGCGGAACGAGACGAACAGACGTTTTAAATTTATTGGAATTGATGGGTTACAAGTGCGAGCAAGTATACATTAATTCCAAGACGTTAAAGACAGCTCAAAGAGAGTTAGCCACTACAAAAGGCGCTTACTATCTTTATACACGCGGTCACGTTAGTTGTGTTAAAGATGGAGTTATGCAGGACTGGGCGCGCAGTGACATTAGACCTAGTAATAAGCGCATCGAGAGTGTTTACAAAATCACACCAACCAATCAAGTTATTCGATACTAAAGGAGCTACACACATGACAACAGAACTACACAAAGCAATATCAACAGAAACAGCCGACGCCATTGAGAAGATGGTTTCTAAAATCTTAGAAGATGGACACGTGATTAATGTGTTTGATGAAGAGGACGCACTAGAGCAAGGATGCAGGTGTACTGATCGCGTTTTGAATGAAATGGGAGCTTCAGAGATGAACACGTTGCAGATCGACAATCTAGGCTCTTTTCTGTTTTTATGGGGTAACTCAGACGTAGTTGAAGAAGTGATTTCTGACTATAGCTACACACCAGAGACAGAAAAGCAAATGGACGATTATTATAGAATCGTTTCAGGATAATAGTCGAAACGCTCGTTAGAGCGTCGCAGGAGCATTAACCCGCTCTTGTCTGATGAGACAGGTTAAATACACACATAGGAGAGGAGTTATGACAAAAGCACAAGATTTTCAGGAATGGTGTTGTAAAACTAAAATAAATTTCAAACATGAAGAACACGCTCGCATCGTTTACGACTTCTGCAAAGAAGCGTCTTGTAGAGCAGAAATTGAGCTTATACATCGCAAACCTTGGCGCGATTATAAAGACATTTACGACGAGCTGACAAAAGTTACTTTTTCTGACGGTTCAGTGTCGATTTTTAATTACAAAGGCGAAGGAGAGGAGCTATAACAATGCGATCAATTATTGTAACAATGCGAACTGAAGAAGGCGAAGAAGTGGTCAGAGAGATTGACATCAGCAATTTTGCGGTGTCTCGCGGAGAGTATGACATGATAGAAACTGACCCAGAAAATCAGCGTGTTATCTTGAACGACTGGATTAAAAAAAGAGCTAATGCACAGCATGACACTCGTTTAACATTAATTAGTTGGTACACAACTTAGGAGCTATAAAATGAACAAAGCACATTTAGACTATAAAACAGCAGAGCAGTTAGGCTATGACTTTTACAGAGCGACTAACGACTTTAACGGCAACCCGCGTTACGTTATCCACTTTTTAGCGTTTGCGGATGACTACGACCAAGCGCATCAGAAAGCCAACGCAATAGGCTTTAAAGTTTATCGCGGTAAGGATTTCGGAGGCGGGTTTGTGGGTCAATCCTACAACCTAGAAAACACAGCAGAACGGATTATAAAGGAGCGCACGCAATGAAAATAGATATAAACGGTAAAGAAGCAACAATTACGGACGTTATCGAAGGAAAGCGAGCAAGGAATTGTCAAATATCGCCTAACTTCGTACAGATTAATATTAACAATACGACAGCTATACAAATGTCTGAGAGCGCTTGGAATTACTTAAAAGCGGGTAACGGAATACGAATGTCAGGCAGGAACGAGGACGAAGAGTACGGCATGGTTTTATATAATAATTTGAGGGAGGTTTAAAATAATGTCACTTGAGAAATTACTAGCAATAACGCTTCCCGCGTCGCTCATAGCGCTGTCGGGTTTACTAAACAATCATTTCCACTTGACAAGCGCGACGCAATTTGTTTTATTGTTCGCTATTAGTGTGTCAAGTGTATACATGATGTACATCGCAATTACTAACGACAATAAGGAGCTATAAAATGGAAGACAAGACAGCAATAATCGAAGAGCGTTCAGTGTACGGACAAACGCGCCTCTACCCTATGAACGAGACAGCGCTACTGATCGCAAAACTTGCAGGTAGTACAACGATAACGCACGACATCATCAGGCACGCCAAAGCGCTTGGTTATAGCTTTAAAACTGAAGCTGTTGTAAAGGAGTTTTAACGATGTATGATATAGTCAAAGCAAAGCGCCTAGCGCGTCTGTTAAGGATTAGAAACCCTAACCGCGTCGATGAGTACGAAATATCACAGCTCGTGCGTCAGTTAGGCGTATACGGCACACAATTACAGAAACTAAAAAAAGCGGAGGACGATAGAAATGGTAACTTTTCATTTAACTAATAATTTGGATTTATTGCGGGAAAACTTGCAGGACATGAAAGACTATAATTCTGTTGTGGTGGAAGGTGAGGAAGCCTTTCACCGTGTCACCATTGCCTTAGTTCAGCAGGAGATTAACAGGCTCAGTGAAGCTGTGGAGGTGCTAAATGATGACGCATAGATATAACGAGACTGGGGGCATAGTAACCGATACCCATTACTGGGACTGTGAGTGTGATACCAATTACATACATCATATGAGCGATGTTGAGCCGTGTGACCAATGCGGGGCAGTTCCTGACGATCAGCCTAACTCAAGACCCGATGAAATAGTAAAAGCTTTTAATGAGTTTGAGAGAGCGGAACACGATGAAATAGCGTCAGAGGTTACAAAACTTCGTCGTTTTAACGTATCGGTTTGTCTCGATAGGTTTGTCGATGTCGTAGCTGATAGCGAGGTAGAGGCTAAAAGAATAGCTCAATCGAGAATTGACGAACTTGTGAGAGACTTGTTAGCAACCCGCGTATCCGCTTGGGATATGGCTGTCGGAGATATGTTCTACGAACCCCTAGCCTCAGTCGAAGAAACTGAAACTGATGACGAAGACGAGGCGTGGCATTGGGCTTTGCGATCCAAAGATTACCTAAA